TTCCAGCGGCTGCTGAAAGGGGTCGATGGTAGTTTTTTCCCACGGAGAGTCTGCGCGCCCGTCCCATAAAGGATTGCGCCCGCCTTCTTGCTGGGGGTTTGACTCGGCCATCTCTACGGGGGGAAGGAAGAGTTCGAGTAGTTTCTCGCGCGAGGGGATATTGTAACCTTCACGGTCGCGAAGTTTATCGAGGTCTTCCCATGTCATGTACCGGCGGCGAATAACATACTTCGCTTTTCGGATGTCGGGAACCTCAAGGCCGGGGTCAACCAGAATCTCTCGTAGATTTACGATGTGTTCGAAGGTGGGCCGGTCAATGACCTCTTCTATGATTTCTACTTCGAGTTCATCATCTGCGATGGTGGTTGGGGGTGCCCCGGGGATTGGACTTTTGATCGTGACGGCGGGATTTTTTCGCTTTACAATCTTGCGCTGCTTAGTATACTTTTCCCAGCCTTCTTGGAAAAGTGCAGTTCCGAATAACAGGAAATTCATGCAGCCAAGTCGAATCTCTTCGCGGAAGTTGATATCCTCCAACTGGTATCCGAGAAGGGCAGCGACGGCCCTCGAAGCCTGCGCGGTTGTACCGGGACGTTCCTGAGCTATGAAGGGGGGGTTCTCATAGAACAGTCCCGCTAAGATTTGAGGGTTGATTCCGTTGACGGCAGTGGCTACGGTGAAGAAATTGACCGAAGCCGATTCCATCTGCGTGCCCGGCCAGAAATTCGGGGTGTAGAGCGAATTGTACAGGTCCCGAGAAGAGTTCCAACCCATCAAAAATTGGCGACGATTTTCCCCGTCCTCCGCTTTCTGGGCATCCTGAAGAACAATTTTCAGAGCCGGGTCGTCCCCCCAAACTTCGTTAGACAGGAACCCTTTCGCCTCTTCGGGCGTGATATCCTGATAAGGGTTGACCTCTGGCTGATCTAGTAGTGGCATGATTCCTCTAAGACGTTTACGTTGGAAGTTCTTCGGGAGTTTGTCCGATTAATGGAATTAGTATTTCTGCTCTTTTGCGTTTGGTACCATGCAGCCACAAGCTAGGTCCACGGCCCCTTTGAAAGAGACGGAAGTTCCGGTTTCAGAAGAACTCTTACCAACCTTCCACGTATCCTTCGCCCAGTTTGAAGGAGTCTGATCGCCGTTGTCTTGGGTGCTGCAGGGGCTTTCCTGCTCCGCCGTCTGCTTCACGAGCTGGCCTGCGCCGCTGGATGATCCTTCCGAACCCGAAGGCCCGACTGCGGGAAAGTCAGAAGGCTTGCACTGCCGAGGGGACTCCAAATTGCCATTTAACTTCATCAGATCGCCGATTGCCATATTATCCTCTTAATCCGGGCGCTCGGCCCGCGTTTGTTTGTGGTGCAGTTGTCTTCGGGGCAAACTTGCCCCTAGATGGGAAATTGGGAAAACTTGGAAAACTGTTTTGAGTAGGGGGTCGTCCATTAACTGGACTAGAGGGCTGCGGCGCGGGAGCCGTCCACCCATTCGGACGATCTACACGGACATGGGGTTGGAAAGTGATTCCGAACAACTCGTAAGTCCCTGTGTTATCTTGATCAGAAATTTGTGGCATTTTTCCTTGCAACTTCTGAGCCGCCCTCCACATGCTCGGCTGGCAGGCATCCGCTTCGTGCTCTGCCAGAACCTTACCGTCGTCATCGACAATTTTAACTAGTAGTTTCATCATCCCGCTCCGGAATTAGAATTAGCGCGCGCTGTCTGCGTAGCGAAGTTTCATAAAGAATCCACCAGAGCCTCAATCCCTTTCTCAAGTAAAAGTTCCCGCTGCTCGTCAGTTAGGTAATCTTTTCCAAAGTTCTTCTCAATTAGGTTAAGCCAGCCGAGCGGAGAAATTCCGGAAGCAATCATCGATGGGGTGTACATTGTTGTTATCCACACATGCCCGCTCCGAGGATGTTTTGCATACCATTAGGCATGTGGCTCGGCGCTTCCAGTTCTGGTACAAATAATTCGTTGAGATTTTCAGGTTCCGCGTAGAGAGGAGCTAGATTACCATTTTCGTCTAGGTAGTAGGCCGACCCGATATTTGCTTGGTAATTCTCGTCAAAGACCTCTGACCACCCCATACGGTCGATGCAAGAAAAAATGTCTCGATTATTTTCGACTAAGGCTACGGTTGCCCGAGGGGCGAATTTACCGGCTTGATGTCCGAGATTATCCGGAATATCATCATGGTGATGGTCAAACATGCACTTTTCAAACTCGTTGTAGACAATATCTATCTTATTGATTGGGGGTGGGTTGCTCTCCATGCAGTAATTAGCAAACTTGAACCGACCTTCCGTAATCCAAGGATGTAGACTGCCCATCCGGTGGTACTTTGCGTCTTTCTGCTGGTCAGGAGTAAACCAGTCGATGTTCCGGATAAGGTCGATCAGGTACGGGTCCCCTGTTCGAATTGCCGCTTGTTCCAGAGAGTCTCGTAAGTAGGTTGCGCCCTGGGCATTCTCAATAGCTACAACAAATGGATGCTCTTCCTGAGCCAACTTGAGTACGTTTTGGACAATCTGGTGGGGCAGCATCCGGTCTCTGACAATGCGACGAACGTAGGCGACGGTCTGTTTGCGATCTGTCCGCTTTCCGTCCACATCGAGTATGGGTTCTTCTCCCCAAATAACTGAGGTTCCAACCGTGAAATCGCTACCTTTTTTCAGGCTAGATGCTAAATCCCAAAGTTGGGAACAAGGACCTTCTCGCGGAAGCTGTGAAAATGGAATCGTGGCTCGGAGTAGCGCGGCCCGATCAAAACCTACACGACTTGCGTTTCTCGGATTCTGATTACGCTGGCCTTCGAAACTTTTCTCGTTCTTGATGAAATCACCCATGCACCAAGAGAACGACATCAGGTGGGGCATAAGCAGGATGCAACCTTCTTCTCCCGCTTCTTGATAAGTGACAGGCTTGCCCTCGCGCTCCAGTTGCTCACGAATTTCAGGCTTGATCTGCATCGCCCGACCAATCAGGATATTCGTGTTGGTCGTTTTGTTCTCGTAGAATTCCCAACCTCTTCCGGTCGATAACTCAATCTCCCCGACATTCTTATCGAGAAGAACTCCGTAGTGATCTTCGTCTGCGTAACGGGTGCCCACGTAGTCGATGAAATGCCCGCCAAGAGCCAACAACTTTTCAGCAAGGAACAAGTGGTTGGAAACTTTCGAACAGAGCAGCGTGGTTTCTGAATTGGTGTCTGAAACCGCATCGTCTGCTTTGATAACCTCATAACGCCACCCAGCCTTACTCTTGCCCACGGATGAAGCATAGACCGTGGGTTCTTTACGTCCCGTTTTCTTTGCTGCGTATACCGGACAGGTAAACTCGTTAGCCGCGCCCGACTTTCCTTCTTCTACACAGAATTCCGGCCAGAAGATGTTCATCCATGTCGGGTCTTCCTTGAGGTAGAAGTGACCTTTCACTTCCCCAACGAAACCGACCGCTAGGTCTTTTTCGGCGGTAAGGTAAAGGATGCGGATTTGCGGGAAACACAGAATCCACTGGACGGTGTCAACGTGGTCAAATGTACTTTTGGCCCCGCCTCTGGGCCACAGCAAAAGTCGAGTTTTAACCTCGCTTTGCCGGTTGATCGGCTTCGATGGGTCTTTCTTGATGAACAGTTTCGTGAATGCCCCGTAATACTCCTCGTCAAAGATGTTCTCTTCGAAAGACCGAGTCCCGTTGTCCGACGCAGGGTTGCTGATCCAGGTGAAATATCTTGCCATCCACATTAAATCTGTTTGGCACCGACGACGAACCTCTTTGCCCAACCGAGACTTGGGAACGTGCTCGGTGCCTAACTGCATCATATTGATCAAATCAACTCGAAGGAGGAGCAGAAGTTCATACAGGTCTTTGTTTGGAATCTTATCCGCCTGTTTGTAGAACTCGTCCGGGTCGTCTTCCAGCAAGTGAGGATCGACTCCGTTCTCGATTATCAGTTCATCAAACGTATTTGCCAAAATTTTTATCCATTAATCGGACTTTGCATTCTCCGCTTTTGGGTTAAGCGATGTCGCGCCCACAGCCTCACTACTTTAATTCACAATCCAATACTGCCAGCACGTCTGCCCGGTCGTGCTCGTCAGCGCGATGGTGAAACTTGTTCCCGCGCTGATAGCGGAGACGGAGGCCGCGCTGGTAATCGCTGGAGCAACGCACGTTGGGCTG